CTACCTTCACCTCCTTAGCCCTTGTCCATGTCCTTGACCTATACCATGATCATGACCATGACTCATGCCTTAGCCTTGACCATTGTTGATGAGCATGACCTATGTCATGACCCATGCCTTGAGCTTGGCTTGGTAATGTCCCTACAAATACATTGACTAAGCCTAAGCCTAAGCCCATGTCTATGTCTAAGCCATGACCATGATCATGTCCATAACCCATGACCATGACCTTGATCATGTCATGACCATGACCTATGCCATGACCTTGACCATGATCATGACCATGACAGGTGCAGGCACATAATCATGACCTAAGTCTTGACAAATAGTGATTCCCAATTCATGACTGTGGGGTAGGCATAGTTCAAACTCAAGTCCCTGTATTGTCCATATTATTCATTACCTTCGCAAAGCCACCCCAGAAACTATGCTCAAGCCTAAGGCTTTCATCATGATCAGTCTAGGAGCTATGAGTAGCGAGTCTAGTTGACATGGGCTAAGCCTTAGCCAATACTGAGGGCATATGCCAATGCCAAAGCCCATCTACAATACCCTGCCTTTGTCCTTGAGAGAGGAAATTGAGGGCTCTGTGAAGAAAATAGGTGGATATGCTACTGCCACTAAGTATGCAGATAAGGCTGGGATGAGCTTTTGGGGACTCTATAACAACTTGAAGAAAAAGGTTAGCAGAGGAACTATCGCTGGGAAGGAAGGTTCAAAGACTCCGGCTACGAGGGGAAAGCCTGTTAAGAAACCACAAAAACTTACTAAGGAGGAAAAGCTTTTCTTGGAGGATTTAAGATCGGGTAAAAAAGATCTTTCCGAAATATCAAGGTTAGTGGCGGTTAAGGTTTTTGAGAAAATGCTTAGATACCCGGATGACTTTAAGTTCTATGACTTCTACCAATCACAGTTATTGAAGCTCAAGCAGGATGAAGCGAAGTCTAAAAACACTATGGCTATGGAACTTATCAACCGCTTATTTGCTGGGGTGCTTCCTCCAACCCATTGTCCAAAATGCGGAACTGAGATAATCAAGATTGAAACTGTGGCAGCTATTGAGGAAGGGAAGGTGGTTAAGCCGAGAAAATTAGGTGGAGGAAGATTAGACGAAGGCAGAGGCTTGTGAAATGATCAACCCATACGAGATACAAAAGGCGATAACGACTAGGAATATAACGGATTTTGCTGAGAATGTTTTGGGAATGAAGATCCATGCCGGTCAGGACTTTTGGTTTAAGAACTCTACCAAAGCTATTAATATTTTAAAGCCTGCTAACCAATGGGGTAAAACTACAGCCGAAGCCATTAAGCATATCTACCACGCAGTTTGCAAACCCCAACTAGATCGCTTTAACATGAGCCTTGAGGACAAGATGCGTTTTGATTACAGAACTTTAAATGCTGGAAAGACTTATGAAATTGCTCGTGGAGTTTTAGAACAAGCGGTAGACATAGCTGAGGGGAAATACCTGCTCCCTACTGGGAGATATAATAAATCAATACTCCGAGGTTGGGCGATTAAAGATGTTTGGGACTCCCCCCCAAAACTACCCCAGATTGCTTGGTGGAATCATTCCCGGACTTTGATCAGATCTCATGATGGATTGGGAGAGGCATTTAAAAGACTCCGACTCGCATTTATCTCCGTTGACGAATGTGGAGATATTCCGGAATTAAAGCTTTTTTTAAACGGAACTTTACTTCCTCGTTTATTTTTCTTTCAGGGTTGTGTTGATTTAGTCGGGACTTCTCAGCCGAAAGGAATTGAGTATGAGGAAATCGCTGAAGATGCAGAGGAAGACCCGGAGCAATATTTTATTATCAGCTCAAATACTCATCCGAAGATGGCATCAGTTTATGCAAACGATTATATGCCGGAGGACTCTATCAGGAAAATTGAAGCGATTGCAGATCCAGAACTAAGAAAGCAAATAATTTATGGACAGTATGTTGACTGGAGTAAGCACCTATATTCCTGGGAAGAAGTTTCTCAGATGTTTAAGAGTGATTTAGAATATGACGAAGAATCGGGTTTTTGTGAAGAACCAAAGGAAGAAGCTTATTATGTTTTTGCTACAGACATGGCTGCCAGCGAAGACGAAACCTCTGTAACTTGCATTAGATATAACCTAAGGACTAAACTTAAAGATGGAACTTTTAAACAGCATCCCCACCGGGTAGTTTTTCACAAAGCCTGGAAGGGAGAAAGCTTACCTTTATCAGTTCAATATGAGATGATTAAAGAGATGTTTAATAAATTTAAAAGGGTATCGCCTGCACGATCAAAATTTATTTATGATGCAGGTAGTCTAGGAGGTAAAAATGCCGAAGATGCTTTTAGAGAATTACATGGGTATCCATTTCCTCCGAAAGGTAGAGGATATGCAGAAGTTAAAGCCGAAGGGATGGGGAAGGTTAAAGAGGTTCTTGGTAGGGGTAGAAATTTTATTGTGTCGGAAAGTGGTAAAATTGTTGATAAGAACAAAGCGTGGGGAGGGGTCAAAGCAAGCCCCAAACTAACCGGTCTACGAAGACAACTTGAAATTGCTAGTAAAGATGATGCTAAAATTAAGAATGACCAGTTTTCAAGCTTTATGATGGCTTTGCACTTCATTGAGGCTAGAGCACCAAAACAGGGCTTTTACAAAGCGGTAGATTTTAATATAATGCAAGGAACAGTAACTAATTAAAAATATGTCAAACTTTATAATTGATGATACAGTATCAGAAAAGCTAAGAGAGGAAATTAGTTCTAAGGCTAAGAAAAGGATTAAACAGTCCTCGTCTGAAATCTCCGAAAGAAAAACAGTTATTGAAAAACGCCAGGACTTCTTCAATGGCAATCACCACAAGTGGACAAATGTTGTTGGTCAAGCAATTAAACAGCAACAAGGACATATCCAAGTTGTTTTAAATTACATTGGTAAATTCTGTCAGAAACTTATTTGGATCATTACTAACTTCCCAGCAAAAATCAAAATTGTTCCGGAGGATGAATCAAATGATGTTGAGGTATCCAGAGCTGAGGCACTTGAAGCAGCGATCAGAAAGACCTTCAGAGAAAATAAATTCCAGACTTTAATCTTAGAAAAGCTTGCAGTTAATCAAATAAGGGATGGGGACTTCATTTTTGACTGTAGGGTTGTTGATGGGGCTGATGGAAAAAAGATTGTCATCACTCCTATTGAGGATCTGTTAAAAGTTTCAGTTGGCTGGGATGATGCATCTGGGACAACTTTCTCATTCGTTTCGTTTTCTGATCAATGGAGTATAGATAAAATAAGGCGTGAATTTGATTATGAAGCAACGCCAATTTCTGAAAAAGAAAATGCATCAGAAAGTAAAGGTTCTCATCTAAACGATCAATACGGAATTTTATCATCACCTTCTGGAACTAGCTCTAAAGTTCCTTCTGGAAAATCAAAGATTCCAAAAGCAAATATTGAAGACTATTGGGGTTACGAAGTTATGAAGGTCAAGGGAGAGAAAGAGAAAAGTCTTAAAGTTATTAATTTGGTCTACATCAACAAAGAACTTGTGCAGTTTGTTGTTACCAAATACAAGAGGATTCCAAAGTTTATCGGACACTCATTCACAGTTGCGGGTAAGCCCTGGAGTAAAGGATTTATTGACGATTTAGTAGATCCACAAGTTGAGCTAAATGATAGGTCTGGTGAGGAAGGTGATCTAGTTAGGGTAGGCTCACATATGAAATTCTTGGTAGTAAACATGCCAGACTTTGATCCTTCTTCAATTAAGCCTGGATCTGGTCAAGTTATTTTCCTTGAGGGTGAAGATGTAGATTTCAGACCGCTTCAAATGTCAATTTCTCCATTCCCATCAGAGAGTTATATTGACAGAACCACAGAGCATCTATTCAACTTAGGACTCCCAAAGATTGCCTTAGCTGCAGGAACTGCACCTTACACAGGGAGGGTAGCTGCAATTCAATATCAACCAGTTGCAGATATTGCTCAAAACTTGCGTATGAAATGGGAAGATCTTATCCAAACAATCCAAGAATACTTCATTGAATACTTCCCAGAAACCCACCAGTTTATGACGGAGAGTGTTTATAACGAAGATACAAAAACTTATGAAAATGGAGAAATGATTAAGCGTGATGTAGAGTTTGATTGGGAGAATATTCTTCCGCTTTCCAGGTCGGATAAAGTCATTGATGCTTCAACCATGAGGGATAGAAACGCAATTTCACTTCACAGTTATCTTGAACTTACCGGATTTAAAGATCCTCAAAAGGAAATCAAGAAGTTGAAGAAAGAAATGAGTGATGAGGAATTAGTAGCTACCATGACCAAATTCCAACAGCTATCTCAGGGTGCGGTTAGAGCACAAATTGATGCAATGCAGAAAACTAGAGCTGCTGAAGAAGCTAATGCTGAAACTATGGGAACAATGGAAGATATGGTTTCTAAGGCAAACACAGCTCCTACACCAGCACCAATACTTTCTCCTGAACAGAATAGTGGTAGGCGTGGAATATCAACTTCAACAGGGACACCAACCGGACAAACAGCAACATTAAAAGGTGCAGTTGCTCAAAAAGGGCAAAACTTAAATGCAAAAGCAGGGGTATAAAATATGGCACTTAGAAGCTTACTATCAAAATACAAAAGTATAAGCAGACCATCAGCGTTCTCTGGAGGTTCTTCTTCGTATTCCTCGCTAATAAAAAGACAACTTTCTGCAGAAGATGCGATTATTGATGACCAGTATGAGCAGGGTAATTTGTCAGCTGAGAGTTACCTTTCAAAACTTACGGAAAGACTTAGTAGGATAGGATTAACACCGCTTCAAAGCCAGACACTAACTGAGAAGGCTAGAAATGTTCAAGTGGATGTAGTTGATGCTGCATATTCAAATGCCTATCAGCGTGGAGATATTTTAACCAGGGATATGTTTGATTACGAGAAAGCTAAGTTAGATAAAATGACTGAGCCCGGATCTCAGGCTTATCTTAAACAGGAACAAAAAGTTCAAGGTTTATTAGATAAATCAGAAAGAGAAGATAGATCAGATTTCAGACGACAAAAGATGCTTGAGATTTCAAAAATGCCGGAAGATACTTCTGAAAAAATGTGGCAGAAAGCACAACTTTATGATCAGCTTGAGCAACAGGCTAGGGCTGATGGAGATAATGAAACTGCAGACAGTATAGCCACACAGAAAAACAACTACACAAACTCTGCAAAGAGAGGTGATATAAACGATTTCATTACCAACACAAAATTACAGGTTTCGGAAACTTTTGGAGCTGGAATGGGAGTTCCTTCTGCTGAAGGTGGAGCTGGTTTGTATGCTGAACTAACTGGAGGCGGGACACCTGGAATTTCATCCCCGGCTGTGAAGAACGCCCTTGAGAGCCTAGATCGTCAAAAGATGACTTTGGATAGACTATATCAAAGTAGATCAGATAAAGAGAATATGATTCAAACCTACCAGCAAGCTATTGCTGCTGCAAGCGGAGATCAGAAGACTCAACTTACAATTGCCTTTAACAATCTACAGTCAGATATTACTGGAATTGATAATCAAATTGCAAATACAACTCAAAATATAACTGATCAGATTTATAAGGTTCAGGAGATTAATCAAAGAGCTGCAGCATCATCGTTCAATCAGGAGGTTAGAAAAAATAATAGCATGTTTAATAAAGCCGAAGACGATCTTGAAACAGAGTTTAAGAAGGGAAAGATTAATAAGGTTGAATACATCACCAAAGGAATTGAGTTAGCTCAGACTAAAGCAATGTTCTACGAACAGGCTTCTGGAGGATTTGCACAGTTTGGAAACGAAGCTTCGGCAGATACCTACATGGAAAAGACAAGTCAGGCTATTGACATCCACGAAAGCTTAATTAATGTTGCACAAAATCTTAATGATTACGAGCCAGTATTTGTTGACAAGGACAGCAACCTAACCAACTTGTTTGGTGAAAAGATTAGAAAGGGAGATGTTGTTTTACAGGATGTTAGACGAATAAAAGACTCCGGAAGATTTAAAGAAAATTATGCAGATGTTGAGGGAGTATTTCATAGGATTCAATATGAGGGACTTCCTCCAGAATATCTTGATGCAGATGGATTCTTAATGTCTGGATTGTCTGGTGATAAGAGTATCTCAAAGTTTTTGGATAATGCCTATGTCTACACAGTTACAGATGGAAAAGTAGGGACAGAAAGGATTAAGTTCCTACAAGGTGATGATGGAGTTAAAGCTGTTACAGAGGCTAGAGCTAATAAATTGGTGGAAAGTGGAGCTGTTATAAGAAACGATCAGGGAGGTTTGATTTGGAAACCAAATATAGAATCAAGCAACCTTTTGAAGGCTGCTGCCGGTGCTCAACAATTCGCTAGAGAAAATATTAAAGGATATGATGCTTTTGAAAAGAATATTCAGGGAGTTCCTGAGAATTTAAAACAGATTGGACAAAAAGCCATAGTTGATCCTGTCAAAAATGTTATGCAGTATTACAAGAGTTTCTATTCACCAATCGTTCAAAAGGGAGTTGATACTGCCAAGAGCTTATTTGAAAAAGGTAAACAGTTTGCTTCTACAGCAATTTCTAAGGCTCAGGAAGTTTTCCGAGGAATGAACATATTTAACCCGCCTCCTGTGGGTGGTAGTGGAAATCGTGATGATATGAAAAATCCTTATGACAGAGAGATTGTTTCTGTCTTTGGAGAGGATGCACAAGATGCAATGAGGGTTTTAAGATATACAGATGAAAATGGTGTGATCAAAGGAGAAAATACCGGACTAAAAACCGGGACAGAAGTTGATATTGCAAATCGAAATGGATCTATTGACAGAGGACTTTATAGAATAAACTCCGATACCTTTAAAGATTTTCAGAGTCGTAAAGGGGCACTTCTGGCTCAGTATGGAATCAGGTCTTGGGATGACATGTTAAATCCTCAGAAGAATATAATGATGGCTAAAATAATTAAAGACGAGCAGGGTTGGGGTGCTTGGTATGCAGCCCCTCCAGAACTTAGGTCGAAGACAGGTAGTGAACCTACGCTTTATGCAAGTCGGCAACCTCATGATCTAAGAACAAAAAATATCGAACTTGCTCTTGGACTTCCAGAGGGAACTTATAAATCGGGATATAAACCAGATCAAACTGCAATTGACAGAGCCTACAGAAGTAATGATAAAAGTATGATCCAACTAATGAAAGATGAAGGATTTAACCAGTCAGCACCAACACCAACCCCATCACCAACACCAACATCACAACCATCAGCACAATTACGAAGCCATGACTCAGGAGGAGGTTCTTCATGGAATCCTCCAAAAATTAATATTCCACAAATGACACAGAACTTTGGACAGGCTGCACAGAAAGCTACAAGTGCAGTTAAGAATTACTTTACTCCAGAATATAATGCTGGAAAGAATTTCTGGTCAACACCAACTGCTCAAAGGCTTGGTGATGTTCAGCAAACAGTTCAGAAATATACAGCACCAATCGTTAACAGAGTTAAATCAACTGCTGGTAAAGTTAAGAGTTGGTTCAGCAATCTATTTAAATAAATGTCATATTTCACCATTGACTTCGGAAAATTTAAGCCCAGCTCAAGAACTACACAACCTTCAGCTGACCCTTCTGTTGTGGATAGATTAAATACAAACTTAGATAGATTACAACCTCCACCCTCCCCTGCTCCTGGTGCTGCTCCCGCCATTCAACCCCAACCACAAATTGAACAGAAGCCTCAAACAGGAATGGGGAAGGTATTTAATGCTCTAAACAAACCCTCTGAGTGGGCTCAAAGTCTACTCACAGGAGGTAAAACTTATGAAGAAGCTTTGAGTAATAAAGATTCTAGATTTTATAAAGCTGCTGATTTTACAAGAAAAGCCAATATTCCCTATCTTCTTTCTTCTAAAAATAGGGCTAAGTCAGATGAAATGTGGAACAGGGCAATGGGGAGTGATACTGCAAAGAAGGTGGGGGGTTTTGCTATGAGAATGGTTGCTGATCCTTTAAACTTCATTCCTTTTACAAAGATTCTTAAAGTTGGGGGTAAGGCAGTATCTAAGATTGATGATGTCCTGAGGCTTACTAAGTTTGGAGATAAAGTAATGGATACCGCTAGGAATACTCCCAAAATTGCCAATATTGTAGAGAAAGTTAATCCATACTTCAGAAATCCTGAGTTTGGAAAGATGCTTAAAGAAACAGAAAATATTACTAGCAAGAGATTAAACGAACTTTATAAGTTGGTTAAAACTACAGCTAAAGACATGTCCCCAGCAGCACAAAGAAGAATCGGTAAGATTCTTGAGGGTGGAATTGATACAAGTGCTAAATATGAAAAACTTGCAGCTCCTCTTAGAGAGTTAACTGAAAAGATTGGTAAAGAGGCTGTTGATTTAGGAATCTTGAGTCGTGAAAGTTTCAAGAAATATAAGGGTGTCTACATGAAACATATTTTTGATAAATATATTGATGTTGCACAAACGAGTGGTAATATCAAAAGAGTTGCCCCCGGTATTGGTCAACAGTTCAGTAAAATAAGAAAGGGAGCTACAGGCTATGTTCAAGAATTTGCAGCACCTACCTTTGCTGGAATTGGGGCTGGAATTAAAGATATTGAGGCTGCAAGGTTTTATAAGAAGATTGCTAAAGATTTTGGGTCTACTGTTGAAACAGTCAGGAAGGGTAGAAAGGTTATTAATAGAATTGTTCCAGAAGGATTCCAGTATGCACCAAATGCTATCAAAAATAGTAAAGTGGCTAAGTTCTTTAAGAACAAATCTCTACCCAATTCAATCGTTGAATATATAAACAAAACTTCAGATGTTAAAAAGGTTACCGGTTGGGATAAAATGCTTAACGCTTGGAAGGCTGGAAAGACAGTCTATAACCCCGCATATCATATAAGGAATCTGCTCTCAAACCAGATACTTTCTGACATGAGCACAGGTAAGGGATTGGTTAAAACCACAGCAGAATATGTTAGTGCTGTTAAACAATATGTTGGCAAGGGAAATCAGAAGTTTGTTGATGTTGCCGAATCCATAGGGCTCATCAAACAAAAAAGGTTTGGTGCAGCTTTAGATGAGTTTTTGGATACAGCAAAAGTTGTAGAACAGAGCAAGGGAGCAAAGATCTTAGACTTCCCAAAGAAACTTCAGAATGTTACTGAAGAAACTTCGAAACTTAATGTCTTTAAGTCTTGGATAGAGAAATTTGCTAAAAAAGCAGGAAAGACAGTTAATGAAGCCTTAAAAGACCCAGAGCTCGTTAAGAAGGCAGCAGACAAGGCACAGGAGGCAATATTTTCACCATACATACTTAGTCAAACAGAAAGAGGTATCGCTAAAAATGTAATTCCGTTTTATTCATTCACTAGACAGGTTGTTCCTTTTACAGCTAAAACACTTGTGCAGAACCCGGCTAGAATTGCTAAGTATGGAAAGTTTAAGAGAGAAATTGAAAACTTTAGTAAAGATGAGGCTAGACCAGCTTATGCTGAGAACTTTATTAGGCTTCCGTTCAAGAATAAGGATGGAAAACAAGCATACCTTGATCCTACTTATACCTATCCTTTTGGAAATGTGTTTGAGAGTGGAGAAAGAGGTAAACTTCCTTTTGGACTTGGGTTTAATCCTCTGTTTACCGAGATCGCACAACAGATGGCAAATAAGGATTTCTATTTTGATAAACCAATAACTAAATACGAATCTGAAGGTATGAAGGGTGAAAATACTAAGGCTCGTATAAGTCATGTTGCTAGGACAGCTTCTCCACAATTCCTTAGTAATTTAACATCAAAGGTTGCTCCAGCTGTTACTGGAAAGAAAGATTATGCCGGTAGAGATAGGAATGTAATTCAAGCTCTGGCAGATACTTTTGCCGGAATCAAGACACAGTTTATCGGATCTGAAAAGGGAGTCTTAGATCAGTATTATCAAGGTAAAAGCAATATAAGAAGTAGACAAAATGACATTAAGAAAATCTTAAATGATAATAGCCTGACAGAAGCGGAAAAGAGAGAAATGCTCCAAAAGATTTTAAAGAAATAGCGTCTAGTTGACATCAGGTTGGAACTATATATAAACTGATATAGTTTGATAGTTAAAGGGTTGGTTGGTGAAACATGCCTCACGAACCCAACCTTGAGCTATTAAGCTCTAGAAAGGAGGTTGTAATATGGATGATAAAAACGAAAATGGTCAAAATGCAGGTGCTCCAGTTGTAGCGAGTCAAGATGTTCCCGGTTCAGGGACTCCTGGCGGTGATACTACTCCAGAAGGAACTCCAGTCGACCCAAGTGGGACTTCACCCGATCCTAAGGATGAAGAAATAGGTGTTCTTAAAAAGAACATTCAAGGTTTGAATAAAGCTTTGATAGATTCCCGGCGTTCAGGTAGGCAGAAAACTTCGCCTATGGATAATCCCGAAGGTAATCCCTTTGATTCCGAAGCAGGACAATACGCTGCAGCATTAGAATTATCTGATGCTAGGTTGAGAGGAAACATGGAAGAAAGATTTAGTCTTTATCCGGAACTTTCAGGAGATGAGTTGCAAAGAATCAGGTTAAACCCCTGGGCTTTTGCCTCTCGCCAGTCTTTTCTTACAGGTGATTGGGAAACCGCACTTGATGAGGTTGAGGAAAAGATTGCCACAAGAGTTGAAGAACTCGCCGGTAATCCAGAGCAACCACAGGGACAACAGCCTAGTGCTCCAGTAGCACCAGCTGTTAATACTAATCCAGCACCCGAAGGTGAACCAGAAATGGCAGCACCGGGCACAGCCGAAGACCAAAATCTTTGGACAATGCCTATGGCAGAACTGGAAAAGTTGAAAAATAAAGCTGTTGCAAAGATGTCCCAACCACAGCAATAAAAAGGAGGTGAATAAAATAATATGGCAGAAATGACACGCACTTTAGGTGCAGATACGATTGAAACATATAATGTTCGAAAAACATTAGAATTCGCAAAACCAAAACTGGTTTATCCTCAATTCGGTGCTCCCGATTTGACTATGCGAAGAAAAGGTCAAACCGCTTCTTGGTTAAAATTCACGAAGATGTCCATTCCAAGCTCGGTCTTGGATGACTCTCCAACTTGGAGTCCTGCAACTGTTGCTGATAGCACAGTTACAGCCACTTTGGAACTTTGGGGAAACGGAGTAACCTTGCTCGAAGCCTTGAAAGAAACTTCTTTCTTGGATCTTCCTGATGAGTATAAAAAACTCGTTGGACAAAACGCAGGTGAAACTATTAACGAAAAAGTTAGAGATGTTCTTGTTGCTGGAACTAGCGTTAACTACGCTAACCAGAAAACAGCTAGAACTGATATTCTAACAACTGACACGATTGACTTAGACGACATACTTGATACTGTGCAATCTTTGGAAACCGCAGACACTCCTATGATGGGAGATGAGTATGTATCAATCATATCCCCTTATGTAAAAACCCGCTTAATGAAGGATAGTGCCTTCAGAGAAGCTACTAGATACTTAGCAAAGGACAATTCCATCTTCACAGGTGAAATTGCCAACATTGATGGTGTGAGGTTCGTAAGAACTTCTACAGCTCCATCAGTTGCAAATTCAGGATCTAATTCCTCTGTTTCCTATGTGGAACAGACAATTATTCTAGGAGAAGGTGCATACGGAATAGCAAGACTTTTACCTGGCGATTTTGATGTCGTGGTTACCCCTCCGGGTGGACATGGCGATGAATACAAGGTAAAGACCGCTATTGCTTGGAAAGCATACCTAAAATCAGTTATCTTACAGCAAGGCTTCATGCGAAGACTTGAATCCGCAAGATAGATTGATTCGTAGTAAATGGAAGTAACTTGCAACTTTCTCACTCAGCAAGTCCTTTAAGGGTGGAGGGGAAAAACCCTTAAAATTTTAATCAAAAATATGGCTAAAAGAAAAAAATCGACAAAAAAAGTATTACCATTTAAAAATGTCTTTGGAAAGAGAATGTTTATTTTTCCAAAAGAATATGCGACAGAGTATGATCCCGCCACAGAAAAGCATGGCATGATTATCTCTATCAATTCTACGGACACCTTTATTCCTTGTGAAGAACCAGTAGAGCTGGATTTTCAGATTTGGGCTTTGCTCAAGAATATAGGTAGGGTTGCAAGAATTGTTAATGTTGCAATTGAAGAAGATGACAAAAAAAAGATGTAAAGAAGGACTAAATTGGTATGGATGGACAACACCTTTTTCTGGTTACGGAATTGTTACGCTAGAATATGCCACAGCACTTGAAAGACTAGGATGTGATGTAAGTATAGGTTGGCAGAGGCGTGAACCTTCAAATGATCTGGAATGGAAGTA